TTGCCTGTGGGGTCAAATCAAACTCTCGTAACAACAAAGGATAAATCTGGTAAGTTTGGTAGAGTACTAGGTAAGTTTATAATATTTGATGGAAGAAACGATAGGGTTTCAACATTAAATGAGTGGATGGTAGAAAACCATTACGCTGTAGCATATCATGGTCAATCAAAGGAATCGGTAGCAAATGAACACCTCAAAAACTATCAAAAGATCGTTGAGACAGTTGATCTTAGTCAAAGTGAGCTTGATATGTATATCAATTCTAAGTCTTAGTGCTTGTACCTCAATAGCCACAGTATTAACTGGTGTTGTTGGAGTTGGTGACTCTATGTACAAATCTCATCAAATTGATGAGATGAATAAGAGACTCGATAGGATGGAAAAAATAATAAAAAAGAGAGAAGATAAATTTAAACCTTATATCCCATCTTTTGTAGACATGGATACCTATAAGAAAAGTTTCATAGATGGTAAATGGGATAAAGATAAGAGGAAGAAATAATGGAACCAAACTGGAATAGGCTTTGGAGAAATGCTCACAGAAAAATGTGTAACAAAGATGAGTTTGTAGCTAAATTTAATGAAGTTCATAATAATAGTGATGACTATTATTATGAGTATATTTCTGGAGATGAGTGGAATAATTCTACACCAGATGAGGTATATTTTAAAATTAAAAAGAAATCACTTGTTGACGAATAAATTATGAGGATATATTATGGACAATTTGATAAGAGTTTATGAAAATGTATTAGATAAAGAATTTTGTCAAGAACTAATTGATAAGTTTGAAAAGAACGAAGACACGCAATCTAAAACCTCAACTCCTCGCCGATCATTTACAGAGATACCCATGCACAACCACATGACGATTTGGGGTGATGAGTTTGTAAAATGTTTAAACTCATTTGATGGTATCATAGAAAGATATAAACAGGAAATGGAAATTGAACCGATGGATTCTTCTAAGCCTAAGAATGCATTGTGGCCTGAACAATATGGTATGGAAGGTATCAAAATAAAAAGATATCTTCCTAATGATAAAGATGAGTTTAGTTGGCATATTGATGTTAATGATGCACAATCAAGTGCAAGATTTCTTGCTTTTTTTGTATACTTAGATGATAATGATGCTGGAGAGACAGAGTTTGGTGGGTGGATAGGTGATTTCGTTTCTAAGTGTGTTGCTGGTTCTGCTATTTTATTTCCCCCAATGTGGCCATGGTTTCATCGTGGCCGCAAACCCATCAACAAACCAAAATATCTTTTGCAAAGTTATCTGCACTATTTAAATTCAGAGGTGTTAGGAGAACCTACTCAATGGGAATTTGAAAGTGTTGATAGGTTGCGTCAGGCTGGACAAGAGGAAAAAGCAGAAATTTTATTAAATGATATGCTCAAAAAATATCCAAATAGTGAGATGTTGACCAATGCAAAACTCTTATAAATTTGTTGTTCATAAAGATAATGAAGATACTGCTTGTGTTTGCATTACAGATGGTGGTGAATTTGATGGTGTCATATACAAGTATGGTGCTGTTACAATTCCAGAGAAATTTGATGACCAAGGGAACTTGCCATTTCGTTTTGAATTTGATATAATAGATAATTATGGAATACCAAAAGAGAATTTCAATGAAGATTTTAAAAATCTCATTGGTGACATTTTGATTGACATTATAGACACTCAAATAGAAGATGACGAAACGGAGAATAAATGACAACGATTGAACAAACCATTTTAGCAAACTTGATACATAATGAACAATACACAAGAAAGGTGTTGCCCTTTATTAAGGGTGACTATTTCTCTGATAGAACAGAAAGAACTGTTTTTGAAGAGATACAGAAATTTGTAGATAAGTATAATGACCTACCAAACCAGAATGCTCTAGAGGTTGAGCTAGATAGTCGTAAAGATTTAAATGAAGAGGATTATAAACGAGTTTTATCTGTAGTTAAGGAACTTCAAAAAGACGATAATGTGATTTTTGATTGGTTAGTGGAAACTACAGAGGACTTTTGTAAAGATAAGGCGGTATATAATGCAATTGTGGATGGGATTAAAATTATTGATGGAAAGGATAAAAAACGAGGTGTCGATGCTCTACCTTCAATTCTCACAGACGCCTTGGCTGTTGGTTTTGATAACCGTGTTGGTCATGATTATTTACACGATACTGATGCCCGGTTTGAATTCTACCATAAGGTAGAGGAGAAGATACCATTTGATTTAGAGTTTTTCAATCGAATCACTAAAGGTGGCCTACCACCCAAGACATTGAACATTGCTCTCGCCGGTACTGGTGTCGGTAAGTCATTGTTCATGTGTCATATGGCATCTAACTGTCTAAATCAAGGTAGAAACGTTCTGTATATTACTTTAGAGATGGCTGAGGAACGTATCGCTGAACGTATTGACGCAAACCTCATGAATATTTCTATAGATGATTTACATGCACTACCAAAACAAATGTTCGATGATAAGATAAATCAAATCATCAAGAAAACAAATGGTAAACTTACCATCAAAGAATATCCAACGGCATCAGCACATTCCGCACATTTTAGAGGATTGATTAAAGAACTTGCAATCAAAAAATCATTTAAACCAGATATCGTTTTTATAGACTATTTGAATATTTGTGCATCATCAAGATTTAAGGCGAATGGAAATGTTAACAGTTACATGTATATCAAGGCAATTGCTGAAGAGCTTAGGGGACTCGCAGTTGAAACAAATGTACCAATTGTTTCAGCGACACAAACGACTCGGAGTGGGTTTACATCAAGCGACATTGGGTTGGAAGATACATCAGAAAGTTTTGGTCTGCCGGCTACAGCTGACCTCATGTTTGCGCTCATTAGTAATGAGGAACTTGAGGAATTAAATCAGATTGCGGTAAAACAACTAAAGAATCGTTATAATGACCCCACAGTAAACAAGAGGTTTGTATTGGGTATTGATCGTGCAAAGATGAAATTATATGATATAGAGAGTAGCGAACAGGAAAACCTAGCAGACTCTAATCAAGAGACATTTGCAGAGCCTGTGTTTGATAATACAGATTTTGCATCAGATGACATTCCTTGGAAAGTATAAGGAATTAATTGAAAGGTATATTATGAACCAAGAATTTGAATTGCAACTACCAGCTGGAACAGCTGTTCAGTTGAAAGGTGTTGAACTTAGTATGGAAGAATTTCATCTTGCATATTTGTTTGATAAGTTAAGAAAAGACTTTGGTTTTCTAGAGAGTGCAAAAAATCAAATGCCTGTGAATGGTGACGGGGAAGTTATGCCTATGTATACCTATCCTTGTTATGAGTACCTAAACTCCATAGATTGGAAAGACGCAGATGTATTTGAATACGGCACTGGATTTTCTACAGTGTGGTGGAAAAATAAAGGTGCAAATGTTTATGGTGTAGAACATAACAAACAATGGTATGAAAAGGTTGATGGTAAGAAACTAGGACATATCATACTTTGCAATGATGTAGACCATTACCCTAATGCTATCAATGATTTTCAGAATAAGAAGTTTGATGTGGTTGTGATAGATGGACTTGTGAGATATGAGTGTGTGGAACCAGCAGTATCAAGTCTAAAGCAGGGTGGTATAATCATATTTGATAACTCTGACTGGCATAGGAATACAAAGGAATTTTTAGATACAAAAGATTTGATTCCTATTCATTTTCATGGTTTCAAACCTACACATGTGGATAGTCAAACTACTTCTGTCTACATGCACAAGGAATTTAACAGAAAGGCCAAGAGTATTATTCCGATGGGCGGAACTCAAAGACTTCCACATATGGCAGATAGACCTAAAGATTATATGCCAGAAGTTGGAGAGAAATTTTCCGGTAGACCAGAAGAATTAGAATACAGATGATTAGTATACAAGATAATTATATGTCTAAAGAACACTATGATGATTTAACATCATTGTGGATAGAGTATAATAAGGTGCATTGGGTTGGCGTAAAATCTGCTCCTAGTAATGCGTTATATCAACTTGTGCATAAGACATTTCCTGCCAAAAAGGACTTGACAGGAGCCACTGCATGGTATAATATAAGACCAATAGACCCACAATGGCATGATGATATTGATTCATATTGTACTCAAAATAAGGTTCAGTATTATCCAGATAAGAAACCAGATTACACATATCTGTATTATGTGAAGACTCCAGATGAAGGGGGTGAACTTGAGTTAGAAACAGGTGATATACTTACACCAAAAACCAACCGATTACTATGTTTTCCTTGTTCATATAAACACAGAGTGAAACCATATAAAGGTAACAGAGTATCAATAGGTATTATATGGTGGTATGACCTACCAAAAATATATGGCAACTTAGGAGAATATGATAACGTGGCAATTGATAGAGTATGGGAGAAGGAAGATTTGAATGGATGATTTTTTATGGGTGGAGAAATATAGGCCAAAAACTATTGGTGAATGTGTATTACCAAAATCATTAAAAGATACGTTGTTAGAATTTGTTGCTCAAGGTGACATATCAAATCTAATATTGGCTGGTGGGCCAGGAGTTGGTAAGACAACTGCTGCTCGAGCCATGTTGGATGAATTAGGTTTAACCTACATGTTTATTAATGGTTCAGAGGAGTCTGGTATTGATGTTCTAAGAACCAAAATCAAAAACTTTGCGTCAACTGTTTCTCTACATGGTGGAAGAAAATATCTGATACTAGATGAAGCGGATTATCTTAACCCACAATCCACACAACCAGCATTGCGTGGATTTATCGAAGAGTTTCATAAGAACTGTGGGTTTATTCTTACATGTAATTATAAGAATCGATTGATTGAACCATTACACTCTCGTTGTAGTATAGTGGATTTTCATATACCGAATTCAGAAAAGAAAGAACTTGCAGGGGAATTTTTTCATAGAGTTATGGATGTTCTCCAGGCTGAAAACATTAACTATGAACCTAAAGCTGTATCTGAAGTGATTATGAAGTTCTTCCCTGACTGGCGTAGAGTTTTAAATGAACTGCAAAGATATTCTGTATCTGGTAAAATAGATGCTGGTATACTGATAGATATATCAGAGGCGAATATAAAAGAATTAATGCATTTTATGAAAGAAAAGGAGTTTACCAATGTTCGCAAATGGGTTGTTAATAATCTTGACAATGATCCCACTCGTTTGTTCCGCCGCCTTTACGATAATTTGTACGATTATGTGGATGGCTCTAGTATTCCCCACGTTGTTGTTATACTCGGCGAGTATCAATATAAAGCGGCATTTGTGGCCGACCAAGAAATCAACACACTTGCTTGCCTAACAGAGATTATGGCAAGAGTGAAGTTTAAGTAAACAAGTTCAAATATTTGTCATTTGGGGGTTGACAAATTTAAATATGTATGTTACTATATAAACATACTCAATAATGAGTATAAACGGAATGGTCAGAGCTGAGGCCCGCATCATTCCAAACTTAATTAGATAAGGAGGTCTACTGTTATGGCGATGCGCTATGATAAAGAACCAGTTACAATTCGTGAGTTTTTATTGAAATGGTATCCTAACGTTGACGTACAACCTGTGGGTCAACGTCTTAACACAACAAATACCCTCGTTGGTAAATCAAAAGCTTCAAAAGCTCAGGGTATTATCAGAACTATTGTTGAAGGAATTGATATTGGCCAGATTACTCTGGTGCAAACTGAAAATGCTTCATACTCATATGAAAGTATTGATGGCGGCCACCGTAAACGGTACATCAAAGCTTTCTTTGAAAATGAGTTCCCTCTGTTTGGTACAGAGACTTTTTACAAAGATTTAACACCCGAAGAGAAGAAAGCTTTTCTTGATACAGAACTTACTTTTTGTATCTATGATCCTTTGCCTACTTATCTCAAGGGATATATCTTTCGTAACCTTAATGAAACCACAGATGTAAATCACCAAGAACAGTTAAATTCTTATGGTGAGATTCCAATTGCTGAACGTGTTCGGGAAACTGTTCGTATTGTTGCTGGAATAAACAATAAAATTAATGATTTATTTTCGGCGAGGAAAGACAGTAAAGGGGATTATATTTTTGACAACCTGTCATTCAACAATAATCGTCTACGGATGGATGAGGCTGTTGCTCGATTCTACTTTCGTTTTTATGATGGTGGTGGAGTAGGGACTGCATCTGATGAAGACCTTGAAAAGATGTATGCAGATGAAACCATCACCGATGAGGTTGCAGAAAAGTTGAAGAAGAAAGTTGATAAATTGCTTTCATTCTTAAATGATATGTCATATGCCCGTAAGAACTCTATCAAGAAAGGTTTGTATTGGAAAGAGTTTATCATGTTGTCCCGCCTATACTTCTACATGGAAGATACATATAAGGACTTTGATGTAAAGGACAACACAGAGTTCTATCTTGCATTCAAGAAAGTTTTTGATGTGTATACGGGCGACAATCCAACAGGTAAATACAGGAAATTGGTTAATCTACCTTTTGATAAATCTGGACGAACTGTAGTAGAAGCTTTTCGTGGTTACATGGGTCACTATGACACTTTCAGTAAGGTCAATCAAACTGTATTATGGATGTTAGAGGATTTTGATATTCTCAAGTATGTCCAACTTAAAGACCCACGGCGTGCCTTCCCTACGAGTTGGAAAGAGAAGAAACTTTCTGAACAGAATTATGTAGATGCAGTTGATGGTAAACCATTAAATCTAGATAACTCTGTGATGGCTCACATTATTTCACACAAAGAAGGGGGACGGACTATCTGGAAAAATCTTGCAGTCACCTCAGTAGAACACAACCAGGCAATGGGAACCATGAGTTTAGAACAATACAAAGAACTTCTTGGTCTTGATATTGCTGCATAATATATGATTAAAAGTCTCTTAATAAATCATATTAAGAACAACGTACCCGACAGTGAGGTTGCCATCTTGCTGTCGGGTGGTGTTGATTCTGTAAGTGTGGGTCTTGCAGCCGAAAATGCTGGTAAAGAAGTTCACGCATACAGTTTTTACCTCAATGGTCCACCCTCTTATGATTTTATAAAGGCAGCTGAGGTTGCACATAAAAGAAATTGGAACCTCACTCCCGTGATTGTCCCTACGGAAAATATTGTAGAGGATTGGCATAGACTCGTTGAATTAAAATGTAGAAAGAAAACTCATTTTGAGTGTGTCTTTCCATTTCTATATGTCTATCCACAGATAGAGGAAAAATATGTTTTGACAGGTTGGGGTGCAGATGGTTATTTTGGACCTAGTAAGAAGGCAATGATGCGTTATTCCAGTTACAAAAAGAAAAGAAACTATGTGCGGTATTGTAAAGAACACAATCAGAAAAGGTTAAACTGGAATGAGTTTCGATTGGCATACTTGGATGGTGATTGCGCTGGTCTAAAAGAGCATACTAATCTAGCCACCAAACATAACAAAATTCATGTAACACCTTACTTAGACACAGAAGTAAGAGAGTTGTTGATGAGTAAGAGTTTTGAAGAGTTAAACAAACCTAAACAAAAATATTTTGTTAGAAGGGACTTTACAGAACTTAAAAAGTTTGGTACAATAAAACCTCATCAAAATTTACACTTGAACGCTGGTGTAGATAAGTTGTTTGAAAAACTGCTAAATAATCCAGAGATTAATTTTAAAAATAGAAAAAGAATGATGGACGTAAGTAAAGATTGGAGCACTGGTGTATTACCCATATAATTTACAAGATGTATATGACGCATCTGCACATAATAAATTTAAAGTCATCTCTACTTTTGCGGGTGGGGGTGGCTCTTCTACTGGATACAGACTGGCTGGCGGAAAAGTTCTCGTCATTAATGAGTTTGTAGAGGAAGCACAAAAGACCTATGCGGAAAACTATCCTGACACAGTGATACTGCCAGGTGATATCAAGGAACTGTCTGGCAAAGACTTTCTTAATGCAGCAGGTATATCAGAGGGTGAACTTGATATCTTAGATGGTTCTCCGCCTTGCTCAGCGTTCTCTGTGGCCGGTAAACTGTCACATAATGTGCATGAAGAGGAACGTGTGGATTTGTGGGGTAATGTGACTGTAGAGAAAGTATCTGGTAAACACTCTGACGGTTGGGGTCAAACTAAAAACTATTCTGATGGCAAGATGGTAGAAAATATCGAAGACTTGTTCTTTGAGTTTTTACGAGTGGCTGAGGATATCAAACCAAAGGTTATTATTGCAGAGAATGTCAAAGGCCTCACAGTCGGAGAGGCAAAAGAATATCTCAATAAGATACTTAACAAGTTTGAAACTATTGGATATGATGTTACCGCTCAAGTGTTGGATAGTCGTTACTATGGTGTATCTCAAACAAGAACCCGTGTAATCTTCATTGGTGTGCGAGAGGATGTAGCTGCAAAGGTTGGATATAACTTTATGACTATATCACAGGTATTTCCTGAGCCTGATAGAAACGTTATCCCTGTTAAGGATGCGATGATTGATTTAGTCAATGATCCAGAGGAAGTAAAATATCTCACAGAAAAGTTCATGAATACTGCATACTGGAAACAGACAGGTAGTAAGATGCCTGTTGATCCAGATAAAGTTCTCACTGGCATGGATTACCACCCAAAGGGTCATCACTTCAATCTTAAAAGAGTGTCGCAGTATCAACCCGCACCTACAATTACTGCAATGGGTTCCGCTGAAACTACTGCCGGGGCATTTCATTGGAATGAAGCAAGGAAGTTGACAATTCCAGAATTAAAGCGTATAATGAGCTTACCAGATGATTTCAAATTGACAGGTAAGTGGAATCAGAAGGCAGAACGGTGTGGACGTATGGTTCCCCCGATAATGATGCAACGAATTGCCTCGGCAGTTTGGACTAACGTGTTGGAGAAATATAATGGCTGACTTTACATTTGCACATAGAGAAGAAGGTTTCGATGAACATATCAACTGGTCTATTCGTGGATACAGTGATCTTCTTGACGATGTGATTTCATTCTCACGTTACTTTGTTGAGAATGGCACTAATGTTGTTGATATCGGGTGCAGCACTGGTAAGGTTACCAAGGCAGTCATGGAGTACAATGAAGACCATGCACCAGATGCATACTACGTTGGTGTGGAGATTGCAGAGGGTTTCTTTAAGGACTTGGAGAAACGTAAGGCTGCACTAGATAAGAAAGGTTTTGTAGAGTTTATTTTTGATGATGTTCGTAATTATCAGTTTTATAACTGTAGTCTTGTGACATCTATCTTTACTCTACAGTTCATGTCTAAGAAAGATCGTGCAAAAGTTATCAAAGACATCTATGATGGTCTAAACTGTGGTGGTGGTTTTATCTTTGCAGAAAAGATTGATTGTGAAAATGCTCGTCTACAGGACATGATGACATTTAATTACTACGACTACAAGAGAAAGAAATTTGACTATGATGATATCATGACCAAGGAAAGAACTCTTCGTAATATGTTGAAACCCAATACATGGAAAGAAATTGAGGATATGGTGTTGAATGCTGGGTTCAAGACAGTAGAACAGTCTTGGCGTAACCACAATTTTGTGGGTGCGATTGCGATTAAGTGAGTTTAGAATGTATGAACTAAAAGATTATCTCAATGCAATAAACACCACCAAAGAACCTCTCATGGATACAGCTGATGAACAATGGGTAAAGAAGTATTACCCATTTATCATCAACAAATGTCTGGCTCCATTTCAAGACACAATATTGCTAGTGAATGAAATTAATCAATTTCATCATCTAGACAAAAAACTTCAATTTGATTTTTTAATAAATAGTCTACGGTCAAGGAAAAGATATGCACCTTGGATGAAGGCGAAGAAATTAAAAAATCTAGAGTATGTTAAAGAGTATTATGGGTATAATAATGAAAAAGCAAAAGTTGCTCTTGATATACTGGATGATGAACAAATTTCTGCCATAAAACAAAAAATGGATAAAGGCGGAAGAAATGGAAGAAATTAATTGGACACAAGAACAACTACTTGAAATAGGTCTAGCAGAACCAGATGATTTTTTAAAAGTACGAGAGACTCTATCTCGTATTGGTGTTGCTTCAAGAAAAGAAAGAAAACTCTATCAATCCTGTCATATATTACATAAACAGGGACGGTATTATATAGTCCATTTCAAAGAATTGTTTGCTCTTGATGGTAAGAAAACAAACATAACCATTAATGATATGGCTCGAAGAAATACTATTGCAAATCTTCTCAAAGATTGGGGTTTGGTAACCATAATCAGTGAAAGTGAATATGAACCCGCACCATTGAGTCAGATAAAAATATTGACATATAAAGAGAAGAGTGAATGGTCGCTTGAAACAAAATATAATATCGGAAAGAAAAGAGATACTTGACAATCTACCTTGGAGATGATATAGTCTAAATATGGATTTTTATACAAATGTAATTCAAAGGGGAAATTCCCTTCTAGTGAGAGGCATCGAACATGGCCAACGTGTTCGGCGTAAAGTTGACTATAAACCTACCTTGTTTAATAGAGTTCACAAGCCTACAGGGTATAACACTCTTGACGGTCATTCTGTGCTTCCGCATCATTTTGATTCTATTCGAGAAGCAAAGGATTGGGTAGAACAAAGGTCAAATCAAGAAATCGTATTTGGTAATACGCAATATCCATATTGTTATATCGGTGACGAATATCCCGACAGTGTGCCTTGGGATAAAGATCAAATTCTCATTGTAACAATCGACATCGAAGTTGAATGTGAGAACGGTTTTCCAAATCCAAAGGATGCTGAAGAACCGTTGTTATCAATCACAATGAAGAACCACCAGAACAAACAAATCATTGTCTGGGGCCTTCATGAATTTCAAAATTATCGTGATGATGTAGATTATCGTATGTGCAAGAATGAAGATGATTTGTTCATCAAATTTCTTGAGACATGGCAGATGATATATCCAGATGTTATTACCGGCTGGAATACAGAATTCTTTGATATTCCTTATCTGTGCAATCGTATCAGAAAACTATTTGGTGATGATTTTGTAAATAAATTATCTCCTTGGAATAGTGTGTTCGATAGGGAAGTATATCAGATGGGGCGTAAACATCAGATATACACTATTCAAGGTGTCGCTGCTCTTGATTATTTTGACCTGTATCGTAAATTCACATATACCAATCAAGAACGATATACTTTGGATCATATTGCATTTGTAGAATTGGGTGAACGTAAAGACGGAAATCCATTTGATACATTTCGTGAATGGTATACAAAAGACTGGCAATCCTTTATCGAATATAATATCAACGATGTTGAGCTTGTCGATAAACTAGAAGATAAGATGCGACTTATTGAGTTATGCTTGACGATGGCATATGACGGTAAGGTGAATTTCGTAGATGTATTGGGCACGGTTCGTTATTGGGATACCGTGATATACAATCATTTGCGTAAGAAAAACATCGTCATTCCACAGAAGAGGGAACAAGAGAAAACAGAACAGTTTGAAGGTGCATATGTCAAAGACCCACAGGTGGGCATACACAAATGGGTTATGTCATTTGACCTAAATTCGTTGTATCCGCATTTAATTATGCAATATAACATTTCACCGGAAACATTGGTGAATGATGGTGGTAAACCAGAACAAGGTATGGTTGATAAAATTCTTGATGGTGTTCTACGTTCTTCAAATGAACATTGTATGACTCCTAATGGTGCATTCTTTCGTAAAGATATCAAAGGATTTTTACCAGAATTGATGGAGAACATGTACAATGATCGGGTTAAGTATAAAAAACTTATGCTTGAAGTTAAACAAGAGTTTGAGAACACTGGAGATAAAAGCCTCCTCAAGAAGATTTCACGCTATGAAAATATCCAAATGGCGAAGAAGATTTCTCTTAATTCCGCTTATGGCGCAATTGGTAATAATTGGTTTAGGTATTTCGATCTTATGGTCGCTACTGCAATTACAAGCAGCGGCCAGTTATCTATACGGTGGATTGAAAAGGCTATCAACATATATCTTAACAAGATTCTTAAAACTGACAATATTGACTACGTTGTTGCAAGTGATACAGACTCGGTGTACATCACTTTTGACAAACTTGTTAATCAATTGTTTCCGAAGGGAACTCCGACTGAGAAAATTGTCAACTTCTTGGACCGACTTGCAGAAGAGAAGCTGGAACCTTTTATTGATAAATCTTATCAACATCTTGCTAAAGAGATGAACGCATATGACCAAAAAATGTTCATGAAACGTGAGGTCATAGCGGATAAAGGTATATGGACAGCCAAGAAACGATACATTCTTAATGCATGGGATATAGAAGGTGTTCGGTTCAAAGAGCCTCAACTAAAGATCATGGGCATAGAAGCAGTCAAGTCATCAACCCCTGCACCATGTAGAGAGAAGATTAAACAGGCTCTCAAAATCATCATGAGTGGTGATGAAAAACAACTCAACAGTTTCATTCGAGAGTTTCGGGAAGAATTCATGTCACTCCCACCAGAGGATATCGCATATCCAAGAAGTTGCAACGGCATCAAAAAATATACTGCAACATCAGAAAGCACCATAGACCTTATGAGCGGTGAGTCAGTAGAATACGGTTTCTTCAAGAAAGGAGCTCCCATACATGTAAAAGGTGCAATTCTCATGAACCATCTTGTAGAAAAGAATAACCTATTCAATAAATATCCATACATACAAGAAGGTGACAAGATAAAATTCGTTGCACTGAAAGAACCGAATCAATATCAATCCAGTGCATTTTCTTTCATGACTACATTTCCAAATGAACTTGACATACACGCATTAGTCGATTATGACACACAATTTGAGAAAAGTTTTGTAGAACCACTTAAATTTATTACAGATAAGATACTGTGGGCTATTGATGGTAGTTACGGATCACAGGGAACATTAATGGATTTCCTATAAAGGATGCATACTATGAAAACATTTCTACAGTTTTTTTTGAGCTCAATGATCATCTCATTATGTAGTGTAATACTGATCTATCTGACGATAACACATCCAATCATTTTTCTGATTGCTGACATATGTTTATTTGCTATCTTTATATCAATCAAGATACAAAAAACATTACTTACAAACTCTAATATGACAACATAAATAATTTCATGCCAAAAGCAAAATACTCACCATGCATTAAAGTATGCACATATGACGATGAAGGATACTGCCTCGGATGTCAACGCACAGAGGAAGAAGTATTCGGATGGCGTCACAGAACAGAAGAGCAACAACTCTCTGGTATAGAGATGCTACGGAATAGACGCATATGGAGGGCTGCGGAAAAAGTAGCTCATGATACCCCAAAATGAAAGCACACCCCAGAAATAATACAACCAATAGATTTCCACGTTTCAAAGAAGCCCTCAATGGTAATTTCAAAGATAAGGTGATATTGGATTTTGGTGGTAGCAGAGGAAATTTGTTATACTTTAGCAACGGAGAAATACAACCAGAAAACTATATTTCAATAGACCCTGTAATGGAAGGAATTGAAATGGGTAGAGAGGAATTTCCAGATGCTGAATTTATTTATTATGACAGATGGAGTTGGATGTATAATCATCATGGAAACAAGGAGATAAATCTTCCTGACATCACTAGGAAAATTGATTACATCGTTGCTTACAGTGTTTTTAGTCATACTGACTTTAACGAACTCGTCACGACACTTAAATGGATGAAGTCTCTTAACCCAGAAAAAATGGTAATCAGTTTTTTAGATGCAAACTCTAAACATATTAAAGATTATTTTGAGGATAGAAGATTTCGGAGTTATGGTTCCACCCTAGAAATGCCATTGAACAAATATAACGTATATTATTATTTGGATAACGATCAGATAATTTCTGATCAAAAAGAATGCCCAATGATACCTTGTAAACATTTTATAGCTCTTTATAATATACCGTGGTTAATAGATGAACTTAACAAGGAAGGTATTCAAATTCAAGCTCCTGCATATTTTTCTAAGAGTACAATACCTTTCATGATTATTGAATAATGAATAAAGACTTCATTACACAAACTCAATACTGTCAACGTAATTGGGACACTACCAAATCCATACCACAAGAACATATAGACATTTTTTCTGATGTTGCTAGGTTGTGTCCTAGTAAACAAAATTACGCATTTTACAATCTAAAATTTATCACTGACAGAAATATTATAGAACAAATACATGATGCGACAGGTGCGAATGGAAAGATACATTCAGATCATATACCGGATCATCATCTAACTTTAGGATTTGGAGTGCGTTTAGATCGAACTCAACCTACCGGGCCCGGAAATATCAAGTCTTATACAAATCCTCAAACACTTGCTAACCTATTAGTTGTATACGGATATAGCATACCATATGAGAAACAAGAATCATTAAAAGATAAATTTGGTCATTTTAATTATGCATTTCAGAGAGATGCAGATATGGCAATAGGTATCTCTCTTGGATATCTGTATTATGTTGCACATTCTTTAGGTTACAAAACTGGAGGCTGTGCATGTCTTACTAAACCAGACGTAAGAGATGTACTGAATGAAGAAGATGACTATTTACCTGCTGTTATGTTAGGGATTGGTTTTCCAGATGAGAATAGAAATAGTAGAGAGCATCATACAGACCCTACGTTTACCTTTCCGCAGAAACCTAAAGAGGAAATAAAGATAGAATTCATATAATATGTAAGTGCGGAAATAATTTCACATTATATGTTAATACAGATTCCTTACATAAATACTAATAATAAATGGAGACATTGAATGAGTATTATAGATAAAATCCGGCAAGTTAAACCAAGACAAGAGAACTCCTCCAAATTTACTCCTGTCACTGAAGGTGGGTGGGGATTATCCTCAGGCCGGAATATTGGTTCTATAGACGATGATATTAAAAAGACTCAACAAAATTTAATGTCAGATGAACATAAAGAGTTATATGTAGATAAGGCTTATAAGGTTCATGTAGCACATAAATTTAAAGAACTTGAAGAGAAGGTAGATATCATAAGAGATACATACAATACATATAAACAAACTCTTAATGAACTTCTTCCAGAACCAACAGATGATAGCGATCCTCTAGCTCCATTAGATCAAAAGTTTGTAACATTTGAAAAGTTATCTGAACATTATAGATTATTCCTCAATAGAGTTCAAGAGCAAATAGGAACTATTGGTGGCGGTGGTGCTGTTGAATTAGCAGATTTAGATGATGTTAATGACAGTGATCGTAGTCATAAAAGTATTATTATGTACAATGATGTTACTGGAAAATATGAAGCTAGTGATCTTGATATGAATGCGGGTATTTCAAATGAAGATCACTCTGGC